GCAAGTTCCATTGCCTGAACCTTCGGCAGCGAACTCGAAAGAACCTCAAAAGCCGGACCGCCTCGATCGCCAAATATCTCGAGCGCCGTGCCTGTATCGACACCAGCGTCGCGCAGTTTCGTCATCGCCTCGATCAATCCGACCTGAGAGACCTTTACGCTGTCGGCGGTCAATCCAACGGACGCGAGAATATCCCGGGTTTTCTTTGACGGGCTTTCCAGTTCACTCAGAACCCGGCGCAAGCCGGTGCCGGCAAGTGACGCCTGCAGGCCTGCATCGGACAGAGCGCCAATAGCGGCCGATGCGGTCTCAATCGATACCCCGAGACCGGCGGCGACCGGGGCGACAAACTTCATGCCCTCTCCCATCTGTCCGACGGTCGTGTTTGCGTTGTTCGCGGTGAAGGCCAGCACGTCGACGACCCGGGCGGTCTGGTCTACCTCGAGTCGGAAGCCGGTCAGGATGTTGGATGCGATATCGGCCGCGCTGCCGAGGTCGAGCGCGCCCGCCTGGGCCAGACGAAGAGTGCCCTCGGTCGCTCCCAGAACCTCGTTTACGTCAAAGCCTGCCCGGGCAAGAAACGTCATTCCCTCGGCGGCCTGTTGAGCTGTGAACCTGGTGGTGCTCCCTAGCCGCTGGGCCTCCTCCCTCAGTGAGCGAAACTGCTTTTCTGTTGCCCCGGTGACGCCCTTGACGGTAGACATTGCCTGTTCAAAATTGGCCAGCAGGCCGATGGTGCCAATCAGGCCGCCGCCGATTCCCAGAATCGCAAAAGCGCGGGTCAGGGCGACTTGAACGCCCCGAGCCCGACGCTCTACTTTGTCGAGAGAACCCTCAACCTCTTTGCTGCCAGTTTTCGCGCGGCTGGGGTCGACCTCTACTACAATCCTATAATTCGCCACCGTTTTAGCCCTCGCCGTTTATCTCGCCGTCGTCGCCGCCGCTGCTCGCCGACCATTCCCGCTCCGCTGCATCCATGGCTTTGATGATGGTCCAAAGCATTTTGAATGATTCAGCGTCGAGGCCGTGGTCCGCTGCGTATAACCTAGCCGCGCTCCACGGGATAGCCCCCGCGTCTGTGCGGCATGTTTGAAGGTCGGAGAAAGCATCGAAAATAAAGTCGGTCGAGATATCGTCGGGCACTTCCGGCTTGGCTAGATACCAAGCCGGAAGCGGCCTGCCCTTTTTGATTGCGGCGTCTACTGAGAAGGAGTCTCGATGATATCGGCATTCCCAGCGGATTCGGGTTGCGTAGAGGTCTGCGACTCCCCCGGCTCATCTGCCTCAGCGTCACCGTCCATATCTTCATTCATAAAGTTTGTCGGCTCAGATACCCAATTGCGAAACTCGTTGAACATCCAGTCTGGCATCACCAGAAAAAATGCCAAGCAGTTTTCGGCGGTGAATGGTACCGCATTGCCATCATTGTCAATCGGTGCATTGCTCCATCCGGTGACGCAGTAATGAGCCAGCATCTTGGCGTCCTCGCGGAGAGCCCAGTCGATGTTTTGGACGTTGATGCGCTGCTTTTTGCGTCCCTGATTGGTGCGCTTTCCCAAAGCATTCATGCTGGCATTGTGATATTTTTTGTTCGCCGATGTGGCTGGAAGCGCCAAGAGTCCAGGCGCGCCTTTGACGTCGTTAAACACGAAGGGTCGCGGTGTGGTTCCATCCTCACGGATCGATTCATAGTTCGAAAAATCTACCATTGTTGTCCTTTCAAGTGAGTGGGGCGGCACTGGCCGCCCCCTCGACTTATACCAGTTCAGGCAGAACTGGAAAGAGCGACGCGCTGAACGAGTAGCCAAGCGCCGAATCCTCAAATGCCATGAACGTGGTGTTCATCAGGACCGTCTGGTTGACCGGGAACTCGCGGCCGCCGCCTTCCAGTGTTCCAGATGGATAATCGCACATCATCCCGCCGTCATCATTGCGCAGAGCAAAATAAAGCCCGAGCGTAGAGTTTGCACGGATCGCAGCCGGCACGGCGGGATCGGTGAACAGGACCTGCGCTTCGATATCCGCCTCAAAATTGCCGAGGTTCATATAACGGGCGCCGAGCAGTCCAAGCACCTTCTCGGGCGTCACGTTATTGGTAATCGTGATATCAAGGCTCTTGAAGTCGGTCGTGAGGCCGGTCTCGTCGACCTCGTGAATGACCAGGCGGGCTATGTCCGAGGCAGTGCCGAAGGCAGACGACTCGGAAGGCTCAAGAGCCTCGTCCGCATTTGTCGCCCGGCTGGCCGACGGATCGCTGGTATCGGTGCCGATAAATCCATAAGTGATCGTCGCCTTGTCAGTCAGCGGGATCGAGATATTGGCGGTGTCGTGATAGTTGCCCAGGGCATATTCATAATTTGCTGCCCCGGCGGCCCCGAGATTTGGGCTTTCCAGTTCGAACTGCGTCGAGATTTCGAGATAGTCCGGATCATTCACGCCTACGTTACGGACCCACTGCCCGAACAGGATATCGATGGAGAGACCTGCGCCAGCGGCGTTGTCGACCGTGCCGTCGTCGGCCGTGAATGCGTTCGGGCGGCGTGCGATCGTGATCTTGTTTGCCGCAACCAGAGCCACGCGCACAAATCCGTAATTTGCCTCGGTGAAGAACTGGTTGGTCGCGTCTACGCCGCCAATATGAATCCACTGGCCCACGTTCAGCCCGAGCGTAGTGAAATCAAGAGCGGCGCTGATCAGGTTGCCGTCCGAGTCAATTTCGAGATCACCGGTGGCGCCTCGGACGCCGGCGACCGCGAGTTCCACATCGTCTGTTGCATCGGGCGTTTCCGCGAGAGCGCCGCCGGTGACCGTGATCGAGGTAGCAGAAGTTGCCACGGCAGCGCCTGCGACAAACAAGCCGCCGTTGGCCGACAGGTCAAAGCCCCGGGCAAAGAAAAGTGTCTTTGCGGACGAGGCGCCGTATTGAATTTTCGCAGCGTCGCCGGCGGAGACGGCTGGCACTGTGAAGGCGCCTGCAGTCGCAGCCGAAGGAATGAAGACAGGAGCTCCTTTGGCGACCGAAAAGCAAAAGCCCTCCATATAGTCACGGAAGGCCGACATGGTCAGGTCCATCTCTGCTTCGACTGCGCTGTCGAGATCGGTGATGATCCCCTTGCGCCGCTGGCGGCTCTGCGAGATCGGGTTGCGCACCGTCTTGGAGATCGTCGAGCCGAACTGGTTGATGCTGTTCGGTTCAAGTCGGCGCCAGACAGGCGAAACTGGCAAAACGCCCAGCGATGTTTCGCGGGCTGCAGAAAGACCAAGTGAATTAGTTGTTACGCGTCCCATGACGGTGTCTCCTTAAGTTTTCTCTTCATAGTCGAAACGGCCTTCGACCGCTACTCCCCACCATCTGCCTTTATCAACGTCTCCGGCCTCTCCGGGTTCAACTTCGGCAAAACGTATATCGTGCGGCGTCAAACGCCGGTTTTCAAAGATCGAGGCCGCCTGCGATGCGCGGTCGCTGATCGTGCCAACGCCTTCTCCAGGGGGCTCGCGAAGCAGAATCATGATCGACCCGACTCGGTCCATCTTCTTGGCGCCCGGTGGACCAAGCGTGCCTGGGCCGCCGGGAAGGCGGATCACCTGAAAGCGGACCCAGAGTCCTTTGGGCGGGTCATAATCCTCGTTCGCAAAGACAAACGGCGATGTCGCCCCCCATTCAACTTTGAAGCGCTGGTAGAGCGTCTCCTGAACCTCGCGCCAGACGCTCACCGGCCCCGCCTCGATTTAAAGGCGCTGGCACGCTGGCTCCGCGCGCTGCGGGTCGGCGCGCGAGCGGCCGTCTGCTTGACCGCCCGTTCGACAGCAATCTGGACGAATCCTGCGGGTGACTGCTTAGAAGAGCCATCATTCAGCGGGCCAATATAAGGCACATTATTTGTCGAAAAGATTGACCCGTTGTTGAAATTCCAGCCGAGCATCTCGTTGACGCCCTGCTGCGCGATCGCTGCTCTTGCAGCAACGTGTGAGGAGGACAGGTCGTCAGGAGGCTCCGGGTTAGGATCGATAAATGGAGAGTCGACGCTCGGCACCCAGTTGGCTGATGCCCAGCCAATATCGATAGGCGTGCCAAGCGGTGGACTGTCCCGGAGGTTGGCATTGACGTTCAATCCAAGAGCAACGATCTCACCCCGGACGAATTTCTTCAGGTCGGCAATGACGAAGTCGACCTGATCAGCCATCAGTCGGTCTCGACCTGATCAGGCTTTTTTGCCTCAGAACCGGCAGGAGCGTGGCTGGGCGCTGGGGAAGCGGAACGGTCTGGGGCTTTGCCCCCACCTGACTTGTTCTTGCGCTCAGCGGGGCTTAAATCGGATTTTTCCTTTTCCGGCTCGACCTCGGCAACCGGTGTGGGCCTATATTCGCTTTTAGGCACTGCCAGTTTCTTGGCGACGAGCATCTTGGCAGTCTTCTCGTCGACCTCCGCGTGGGCTTTTGGCTTGTCGACGACCTGCAGGGCGGTGCCTCGGTTGATTGAGTGACCCAGGACGGTGCGGCGAGCGTTCATAACGAGCGGGGCTTTTTTGTCGAATTTCATGGTCGGCTCCTCATTTGGTTTTCTGCTGATACACGAACGGCCGGCTCTCCGATAGAGAGCCAGCCGCATCGATTCAAAGTCCTTTTATTAGCTGGTAGCCGCGGCGTCATTCTCCGACGTCCCGGCGTCCTCTGCTGGTGGCTCCCAGCCCTCTGGCGGACCAGCGCCTCGCAGTTCGAATTGGCGCAATTCAGCTTTCTTCGCGTCATCGAATTCTTCCGGATCGTCCAGCCACGGTGCGTGGACGCTGAACTTGCCGTCGTCGTCGCTGACCAGAACCGAAGCAGCGATCCCATCAACAGGCTCGACCTCGGCCTCCTGCACAGGAGCGCCCTTTGCGTGGATCGAGAGAAACAGGGCACGCGCCTCATCGCGTCCCTGAACTTTCTCGGGCTCATCGAGCCATGGTGCTTTGATGTGGAACCAGCCGCCACCGACCTCTTCCGCGGTGACCTCGGAGTCTCCCTCGGTCCAGTCTACGGGCGGACCCTCTTCCTGGATTTCGGCAAAGGCCTCCTCTGCGTTGACCTTGCCTCGAACAGTGATCGGCTTGTCGAACCACGGGGCGTCGATCTTGTAGCGCCCTCCGGCCGGGCCGGTCATCGTGACAAGGCTCTCCTCGCTTTCACCCTCCTCGGGGTGGTTGACCACGCGGGCCTCATATTGCCGCTTGATCAGGCGGAGCGGGAAGTCGCCGCCGTCGGGTGGGAATTTGTCGCCGCGCTCGAAATGAACGCCGGCAAAAATAAAGCCCCGCGCCGCGACCAGTGGCCGTTTGGGGTCAAAGTCTGGTCGTCTAGGCACGGGGCTTCTCCTTTATTGATCGTTTGAACCGGCGACCTATGCGACCGCCAGAACGTCGGTGATAAAGACAGCGAGATCGTCGCTCACCTTCTTCATTCCGAATGCCTGACGCGAGTGGAAATAATCGCTGTATGCCCGGCCGTCTCGGCCGCGCGAGATCACGCCGCCGAAGTCGTTGGTCTGTCCTGGCACCAGGCTATCCCACGCGAACGTGGCGATCGCCGTCGGGCTGTCGAGCGTCGGGGCAGGGTCGATATAACCCAGCCACATCGCGTTCGGGTTGACGATATAGCTGAAGGTTTCGCCGCCCGTTGGATCGACGCTCGGAGCGACCTCCTCGGCCGTATTGTAAAGCGCTCGGGCCACGCGGAGGTTTTCAACCTCAAACATTGCCGCCATCACCGCATTAGTGATGGACGCGCTCGACGTGTATTTGATGCGGTCCACAAACTCGGGATGGTTCTTCAGGCGTTTACGGACGTTGGATCCAAGCACCAGGGTGTTGGGTTCCATGCCCGTGCCAGCGCGGATTCGCTCTTTCCAGTCCTCAATATCGCTGAGAGGCGAGGATGCATCGTCAGCCCACGAGAGGAATTGATCAGTGCTCGGTGCGGCAGCGACGCCGGTGACCGTCATTCCCCAGACGCCGGTCTTGAAGAACGAGGTAGCCCAGATACGGTCTGCCCGGATCATCTGCTTGCTTGTCAGCAGGCGGGTGGCGTTCTCGTCGAGGCGTCCCTGAATGCGGGAGTTCTGACGGGTGCGGTCATCGATGACATGTTCCAGCGCCCATTCCTCAGCGGAATAGGTGTCGGACTGGACGCCATAAGCGACCTGAACCGGACGGCCACCAAGAGGGCGAACGGCGGCTTCATCGCGCCAGAAATAGCCGGGTGGGTAGACATTGAACTTCCCCGCTTCCTGAGTGACCGGGATGCGAGCCGAAGCTGCGCCTGCAACGAATACGCCGTCGGCCTGCAAGATCTGGAAGCTGTAGTCTGTCAGGTAGGCGTCCGGGTTCGTGTCCCCGGAGATGCTCTTTTTCATTTTTCCGTTCCTCCAAGTAACAAGACCCCCTTGGCCTCGTTAAAGATTGATGCTCTCGGTCAATCCGTCGTGTGACTAAGCCAGGTCGGCGTTCGAGCGATCAATATCGATGGTGATAAGATCATTCGCGGCACCGGCGGCGCTGGCTGCGGTGCCAAAAACCTCGGCCCCGGACGCTGCCGTGATGAACTTCCCGGCAGCGTTTGGCGAAACTTTTGCGCCAATCGCAACAGCGGCCCCGGCGATTGCCTTGACCTGATTTCCGGTTTTAATCGACGTGTGCAGGCCGACGGCCTTGCCCTCGCTGATCACACCATCACAGTGGTCGCCAGCGACGCAAAGCGCGACACCGGTGGCCGTGCGCTTGGCAGCATAAAACTCCTTGCCCGTCAGATCAGCATCAGACGCGAGTGCGTCGGTCTGGGAGCCGGTGAAGCGTTCGATAGTCATGGCAGATTACTCCTCTTAAAATTGAATGAGGGAGGGCGCTGTTACGCGTCCTCCGCCACTGCGGATGATGGATATGCATCGGCGAACATTTCAGGCTGCTCCTCGCGGGCCGTCGTCATCGCCGTGGCGCCGTCAACGGTGTCCCGCTTGGCGATCTTCTGCACCTCGATATTGAAGTCCGTGCGCGCCTTGGCAACATCGGCCGGGCCGTCAGGGGCTTCCGTGGTGCCGAGCGTCTTGAACAGGGTGTCTTGCGACTTGTTCATCGCGGTCAGGCTGGCAGTGATCGACTTTCCGGCGTCCGTGTCGGCTCCGAAATGCGCAATAGACTTGAGCATATCGACAGCGACCTTCTCGGCCACGTTCGGAAACTCAGATCCAGCACGCTTCTCGAGCGTACCAGTGACCGCGCCGGAGCGCAGCGTCGCCAGTTCAGCCGTCTGCTCGTCCATCTGCTTGGCAAGCGCCAGAGCGACGTCGCCGTGAGACTTGCGGATTTCGAGACCGCCGGCCGATTTGTAAAGCACAGGGTCGGTCGCGTTCGCAGCGTCAACCTCGGTCCGCTGATCGGCAGCCGACTTCGCGATAAAGGCAGGCTGGTCCGCTTCGCCGAGCGCATCGTAATGCTTGCGCACGTCCTCGGGCATTTTCAGCACCGTGAGCTCGTGCTGCATTTTGGCCATAGCCGGGTCGGCCTTCGCTTTCGCAAGGGAGCCTTCAGCGGGCAGTTCATCGTCGGCGCCAAGGTCGAGGGCCGCCTTCTGGATGATGCCGATGTGTGCGGCAGGACTGGTGAGAGGATCGAAAGCCGCAACAGCTGCCTTCAAAAGTGCTCTGGTCGTGATGTTCATAATATGCTCCTTAGGCTGGGGCTGTTTCTTTGCGATCCACGAGGTAGCCGCCTCGGTGATTGCCTTTTCCATGTCAGCGTCGCTCGCGTCGGAGCCTGCGCTTCTGGCCGCGGCTACGGCCTCTTCAACCAGCGAATTTACGCTGCTGATATAATCGGCGGAGGCGGCTGAGCCGTCCCCCCCCTCCGCCAGTTCATCGGTCAGGGCGGTGCGAAACGCTTGGTTTTGCTGCCACAGACCGTCAAAAGAATTTGAGAACGCCTCGCCCACCCGCTCTGCCACCATCGCGCCGTTAAGCGCCTCGGCAAAAGTGGCCTTCGCCAAAGAATATCCGGGACCGAACGCCGCCGGGTCAGGCTGGGATTTGAAAAGCGCGACCTTCGCATGCTGGTTCATTCCCAGCTTGCAGAAAGAGACCTCGCTCACTTTCAGGTTTGACAGGATCGGCATCAGCCTTCCTCCGACCGATCGGCGGTGCCGCCGATGCTGAAGGAGACATATTCCCCGTCCTTGACGGCCTTCCAGACGGCCTCGTCGTGGACGTGGTAGCCGCCCCACCAGAGACTGGCATCGATATTAATCGTGGCAGGAATGCCGCTTGCGGCCATGCTTTTTTCGATCGCAGCGCACTTTTCAGGGCTGAAAAACATGCTTTCAATCAGATCGCCAACGCCTTTGCGGACGTGGTTCTCACCGGCGATTCGCGCTTCGAGAACGTGAGCATAAGCAGCTTTCTCGAGTTCGGCAGGATCAATGGTGTCCTCTTCGATATCCACGACCAGGTCATTTCCGATTTTCGCCACCGAGAAGATGCCAAATACATTTCTGGCTTCTTTGTCGATTTTTACAATCGTCGCTTTTGCATCAAAAGCTTTGGCAATTTTCGAACTGTGATCGCCCACCAAATAATCTCCGTTAACGCAGATACAAACGTCATTCTGTGTGGTGGTGGGGGTTGCTTTTACGCTTCGCCTTGGAGTCTCTTTAACCCGACTCGGCTCTCAGGGATAGACCAGAATTTAAAATCGTACGATTCTGGTAAGTATTGCGCACCGGCACATTATTGTTTCTTTGCCCGGAGCCAGCGGATCACCGGGATATCGCAGTGTGCCATTTATGGTCGTCCAGACCTCTCCGTACTTGCGCGCCTGGCCGTTAAGAGTGTGGTGGGTCTCGCGTTCTCGGCCGTCAATACTGGTCCGCCACGTGCGTTCCAGTTGCTCTGGCCTGATTATCTCCTGCTCGATCGCCTGAGCGTAAGCCTCTTCGTTCCCCTGATTGACGGCGCGAAGGGATTCGGTGCGTGCGATGACCTCGGCGCGCCTTTTAAACAGTCGCTGGGTGGATCGCTCGATCATCGTGTCTATTTGTTTTGGGGTAAGCGGACGTCCGGCCTCTGCGGCTGCTCTGATTGTCTTGTCGCTTCTCCCGTCCCGGAACGCGCGCTTGAGTGCTTTGGCCTGGGCCCCGGCGTCGATGCCGACCCGCTCGAGCACCTTGCGATAATTTGAGACAAATCCCCACTGCTTTTCGGTGAGGCCGATGCTATCCCGGAAATTGCGTGCGGCCGCGATCGGATTTGAACCCGACTCGATGCCCTGAATGATGGCCCGGCTCGTCGCCTTGCGCTGCCCTTCGGTGAACTGGCGAATCAACTCGAGCCTGTTGCCCTGCATGGCGGCGACTGCGCGGAGATTCACTTGATTGAAAACAACCCTCCCCAGATCGGCGTCAGCCAGAAACTTGGCCGCCGACTGCCCGGAGGTGACGAAGGCTACGTTGCTGGCGACCGCCAGTTCATCAGCTGTGGACTGCAGGGTCCGGAGCGCGTCGTTGATACGGCCCGACTCGAGCAGGCCAGCGATCTCGTCCAGATCAATTTCTTTTCGCAGCGACGATATGGCGGTCAGGAATATCCGGGCGATGCGCCTTTCCTGATCGTCGAGGAGGCGAAATATGCGCGAGGCCGGGTCTTCAACCGTGCGCGCAGCTTTCAGGATCTGGAAGGGGGCGTACATGGCTAGACGTTATCAGAGCCGGTGCGGTCCCGGCACAAAAACACGTAGACGGCCTGGGCGGGGTCGACGCTTAGCGGCTGGACGACATAGAGCGTCATGCCATCGATAGTGATCGCGTCATTGCGCCGGGGGAGACCTCCCTCCGGAATGCTGTCCCCGATCAGCACGGCCTTTCGGTCGTTGACCTCAAGGTTGACCCCGGGTGGATTTGAGAAAGCGTTGGCGAAGTCTTCCCAGAAGCCCTTGATGCCGGTCACGGTCACCGGCGCGCGATTGGTGCCGCCGGTCAGGTTCCCGGCTGTGCGGGATCCGGCGGTGTAGCGCACAACCGTGACGTCCAGCACGCCATCGGAGACGTTGTCATCGATGATGCCGGCGATATCGATTCCAAACAGCTCGTTTCCCATCAGGTCCACTCCTCAGGATATTCAGGCAGGTCGAGCGTCTGGCCTGCATGGTCGTGCGTTGAGTCGGGTAGGAACTGGATCCGCCCATTGGTTATCCAGCTGTGACAGATCGGGCCGGAGGGGTGGTGATGTTTCCCGGGGCCGTTCACCAGCAGGCTGGGGCGCATCGTCGGCGACTCGAGGTTGCCGTCAAACTCCCAGCTGGGCCGGGGCTCGTGATCACCCGTCTGCCTGACCGGCACCGAGTGAGGGTGAAGGCAGCCCACGCACCAGATCGACGCGTAGGTGAGGCCATTCACCACCTTGGTGTGGGCCTTCGCCATCATCCATAATCCGATGAAGCAATCGGCCAGTCAAAAGGATACCGGCCGTTCAATGGTCGCAGGCCCCCGCAAGTGCCGAACGGCTCCGGCCCTGCAAAAACACTGCCGCCAGCGCCGCCAAGACACACCAGATCGGCGGCCAGTAGCAGGTTCCAGAGCGCCAAAGGAAGGGGCGGGCCTCCGTCGACGGGAGAGAAGAACTCCACTTGAGCGGACCCGGCCTTGACCGACTTGACGTTGCTGTCGCCCGATGCGTCGGCAAAGAGCTTTGGCTTTGCGGCCAGATCTGCGGCGAGCATGGCGTTTACGGACGGGATGGGTTCTTCCTGCGCCTCGGTCGGATCAGGCGCGGTCTCGCACCATGGCATGGCAAGGAGCAGCCGGGTCGCGCTGATCAACGCACGGCCCTTGTTGTCTTCGGTCAGCGCGGTCCACGGGGCGGCGCGAACGACGTCAGCGGCGAGATAAGCATCGGCGAGAGCGATGGTGGTAAAACCTTCGTAATTGACCGAGTTGATTGTGACGACGGCCATTAGCGTCTCCTTGATTTTGCCATATTGGTTCGGCTCCGAAGCAAGCGGACCTTGGCCACGGTCTCTTCCTGTGTTCTGTCCATCTCAGCGTCCGGGTCGTTCGGATCTGCGGTCGGCGGGTCGTTGCGGCCAGGATTGAGGGAAAGGTCCATATCGTCCATTCGCTCCGGCGGGCGGGTAAGGCCCCAGAGATCGTAAATTTCTCCAACGGCCGGATCGTCGGGCAGAACGGGTGCGCCGGCCATTGCAAGTTTGGCAAGGCCCTCAAGAAGCTGCTCGACGTCGCGGTCGCTGATCTCGTTGACGCCCATTTGCGGCCGGAGCTCTTCCGGCACGCCGTTCAGATCAGACCACCAGGAGAGCAAGTCGCGGTCGTATATTTCCAGCAGGTCCAGCAGCGTGCTGGTGACGGTGAGATAAAACGTGCCGACCTTGGACCGGGCCAGCGCCAGAGAACCGCCACCGTCGGCGCCAAGAAGGAGATGCTCGACGCCGAGCGTCCGGGCGAGCTCCTGGTTCATCCGGTTGATCGCATTTGCCATGGCATCAAAGGACTGGCTGTCGCCATTCAGCAATTCCAGCGTCCACTTCGGCATAGTTGAAGGGGAGGTGGCCTTATCGACTCCCGTCGAGATGTAAGGATCGGACGGGAGCAGCATTCCGGACCTTTCATTGCGCAGGTGCTTTTCCAGCCAGCTGCGCAGCGGAGAGAGGAGGCTGGCTCGACGTGCTTCTTCATTCACTCTTGCGGCTGATCCCTCCGGGCCTGCATCGAGGACGGCCTTTCTCATCTCTGCCAGCGGTCCTCGGGCAATCGGGATCCCGCGGAGGTCAGTTGTAAATCCGATCTCCTCCAGATCCTGAAACAACTCGAGCCTGGTCGCGCTGACCTGCAGGTGCCGGAAGAGGCCAACGCCCTCCGGACTGTCGGTCAGCGTGTCGTCGACCGCGTAGATGATTTTTGATCGCGGCAGCTCAACGTCCTTACGGCCGGCAGCGTGCTGGACAACCGATTCGACAGTCCCGCCCTCGTCGCGTTTCCAGCGGGCGATAGTGCGTTGCGGTCGGTGTTCGATATCCTTGATGCCGATCGTGCCATCCGGTTTCTTCTTGGCGGTCCACTCCTGGATGCAGAATCCGTAAAGTTTATATGCAGCGGTCTTGCGGGTGACCGACGCCCAGCTGGTCGTCATGTTAAAAATGTCTTTATACGCTTGATCGGCATATTCTTGAGCGGCCGGCAATTCGTTATCGTTCAGGCCAAGGGGCGGATTGACGGTCCAGACTGCGTTGCCGATCAGATTCAGAAACAACCGAGTGCCGGCACCGATTATCGAGACGTCCCGGGCGAGCCGGTCATATTCCTGGAAGCGGCGAATTCCGACGAGGTTTAGTTGACGGTTCGGCTCGTCGAAGGTGCCAGCGCCTTCGCCAGTCATCACGCCGCCTTCGGTGCGACTCGTGCCCAAAGTTTGAGTCGGCGCGGCCTTCGAAAAGGCTCCTGCGATCCGGTTTAAGAAGTTCTCTGCCAATGTCCGCGCTCCTGATATCGGCTGCCTTCATATCTCAGGGAGGGGCGTTGGTCTATCTTGCTGGGTGAAAATCAAGTCGGCCGACCTTTTAACGGGCCGGCCGACCCGGACCTTTCCGAGAACGAGACCTGAATATCAGGACGGAAGGGCTTTGTCGATGCAGCACTTCTTGAACTTGAGACCGGAGCCGCAGGGGCAGGTACGGTTCATTCCGATCTTCACCCGCTGACCGAAGCGAATGTTCGGGATGGAGGCAGCCAGATGCGCGGCCCGGCGGTCCATCTCGGCCTTGTTTGCCTTGATAGTTTTGCCGACATAGAACTCTGCGAACTCCCCGGATGGGGTTTCGGTCAGGGCCTCGCGCGCCAACGCGTAGTCTGCTTCAGGTGATTCGGGGCGGATCATTTGCATTTTCGGTTCCTTTAGTGGTGGTGGGAACCCAGACTTCATCTGGCAGGCGGAAGTCGCAGTCTCCGCTGACGCGTGACCGCCGTAGCAAAAAGGGGATGCTTCGTAAAGGACCTCAAAAATGGTTGCAGGAGCGGGATTTGAACCCGCGACCTCCGGAATATGAACCCGACGAGCTGCCGCTGCTCCATCCT